GACACTAAAGCGTGCCTCTTCAGGGCCATGCGCATAGGCCAAGGAACTTCTCGTAAGGCTACTTCCGTTGGTCTCAACATATGATGAGCAAACAACGAAAACATGGTCCAGCTGTTAAGACTACTGTCCCATAGTAGCCCAATCAATCTTTGCTCCGTATCTACTCCTGAAGTCTCAGGAAGTATAAAGTGAAGCAAAGCTATGTGAGGATCACGCACAGTAGACCCGTAGCGTTGCCGACGACCTAGGAACTTTACACCATCACCAACCTCAGTCTTGTCGGTATTGATGACCATCCCTAGCTCTTCGGCAAACTTACTCCATTCACCCATACGCGAACGAATTAAATCCGAAGACGCGTTTAAGGCGAATAGCGAGTCGTCACCGACAGTGTGTAACTGGCGGGCTTCACCTCCAGTCATGGCCCTTATCAGAACCCAGTTCACTATCGAACCAATAATCGCAGTGAACCTAGATCCCGATGGGATGCCGGTGTGCTTCACATAGGTCTTACCATCCGGCATAGTAATAGGAGTATGGATAAAATAGTGCTCCAACATGTCGAACACACCACCATACTCGCCCCCAAAGGCCTTCCGGATGAGACCAAAAGCGAAACGTATCAAGAACCTAGGTACTGTAGAGTCGAATTTTGACCAATCCAACCCTACAAGGGTTCCAGCACGTCGTGTGTGATCCAACGCCATCGCAACCCACCTATTCGTCCTTGGCAGGATCGGTGCGTTACGACTGAGAAGTGCCTCTTGGTAGGGGTCTGCGAATGCTCCTTCGATGAGATTAAGCTCGAAAGGAAATCCCCAGACTAACCTAACTTTGGGACGACTACGTACTGACAACTGTGTGCGCAAATAGGCAAGACAAGGTGGCAGTTGGCAGTAGGGTTGTTTCCGCCTCTTAGCCCTATTGAAAATAAATTGGGCGCGTGCAAGTCCCTCAGCATAGACATCAAGGTCAGTGCGTTTACCCTGACGTCCATATAAACGCCATGAGGCTCCAGGCGAGGTTGGTTCCACACTAACCTCATTTAGAGGCTTTGGAACTAACCCTTTGACTCCAAACACCTTATAGGCGTCGTTCATGGCGTTCCTAAGGCGTAGCTTGACGTCTTCACTTAAGGCTGACCAAGCCTTGTCTCCATGGTCGTACCGTCTTAGACTCTCATACAAGAGGTCTAAGGTGGCACCAGACCGGGTATAATTTCGAGCTCTGTCACGAACCTCCTTTCCAAATAAGTAATCAACCAACTCCGCCGCCTTCCTGTCCACCGCATGACCGGGCTTAATTACGGCAAGTATCGGCCGCAATGGTATGTCCGAGACTAATTCAGCCTCAGATAGCCCGTTTTGCCTTGCGCTGGTGACCCGGATGTGCAACATATACACCTCCAGTGCATTTAGATA